TGTAGATACTCTATTAATTGCTCAACGGCTAATTCATCCGCTGGCTCATTAAGGGTTGGCATTAGAACTACTTTGCCTACCTGTAAATAGTTAATGTAAATCCAAGAATTATCAGACTTCTTATCACCAAAGCCAAACTCTTTTATTTTGAAATATGGTGAAAGCCTTTCAAGCAATTTGGCACGATAATCCAAATCGTAATCCTGATAATTGGACAACAAGATGGTTTCTTCATCAATCGCATGCAATATTCCATCAGCATGGCATAGTGGTAGTTCATTATTTCGTCTTGCTTCTTCCACTTCATGCGGATCAACTGGAATCCATATTACTTGCTTCCCGCTGGCTTGCTCAATCCTTTTTGTTATTTCAAACGGTTGTATGTCTGCATTCTCAGCAAACACTTTCTCCGTCAATATCATCTTATTTCCACAAACGACAACATTGCCGCCGTCCAATATTACATTGCAATCTACAATTTCCTTACCTGTAAGAAAATCACATTGAGCATTGTCTGTAATATATTGTCGGTTGCTCTCGACTTTCCAAAGATAATCGGGGCGGTACATGTACCGCATGAACTTGTTTTCACCAATCTGTATTGGCATATAATCACGAGCCCAGATATCCTTGGTGTTGCGGATTTTTTTCTCTACAACAATGCCATTCTCTCTTAATGCATCCTTTATAGCTTTAGCACAGCTTCTATAACCTTCTGTGAGGCACGCAGAGAAGAATACTCTATTTGTCTTATTGTCTTGCATACTTTATTCCCAACTAAATGTACTAATAATGTTTCTCAATTTTGTTGTCAAACTTCTCAGAAGCCAAGAGCGTTGCAGAAGGCGAAGCCCTTTCTTCTGCTTGATGGCACGCTGTAGTATTTCCGGCTTCTCACGTTGCAGATAGTCGTACTCCTGTACATACTTGACAAGGGCCTTTTCGTCAATGTCTTCCTCCTTTGCCAAATCGGAAATGGCACGCAAACGGGCTTCTGTAACGTATTTCGTCAGACGGCTCTCCAAGTCCATCGTTCCATCTGCCTTGCTGCGGGTGAAACCCTCATGGTCGTTATCGACATTCTCACGGATGAAGTTGTCGATGATGCGTGTCTTGTTGCGCATCACAGGGTCTTTTATCATCGTGTCTATGATATGCTGACGCTTTTCTCCATAGTCCTCACTGTCAGGATTGAGGTCGGCTATCAGTTCGAGGATATATGCCACATTGATGACATCGCTGTGAAGCAGTTCAAGGCAAAAGTCTATGTCGGTGATTTCTCCCTGCTGGTCTTCTGCAACCATGTTTGTGGATTCGCCAGTTCCTTTCTCTGGCTCATCATTGTCTGTTGAGATAAAGCCAAGTGTCATGTCAAGATACTTAGAACGATAGTCATTGAACTGCTGGTCAGTCATTTCCCACGCAGGGTCATCAGCATCAAACTCCTCGTATATCTGTATCTCGGAGCGTTTCTTGATAATGTCTCTGAATGCAAGTATGAAGGTTCGCTTGTCGTATTCGTTCTGGATGCGGTCAACAGATGCCATGTCGGGGTAACGGGTCAGGAATGTATGGCACAGGGCATTCAGTTCCTTCTTCACATCCTCGAATGGTGCACGCAGCACAAAACCCAATGCTTCGGGAGCATTGGTATTGCTAAACAGTTTGACAGCTTTATCCACATTGTCTTTCAGATTGCGGAAGCATACCACCTTGCCAAACCGCTTCTTCTCGTTGAGCACTCGGTTGGTACGGCTGAATGCCTGCAAGAGTCCGTGATATTCCAAGTTCTTATCCACATAGAGTGTGTTGAGTTTCTTGGCATCAAAGCCTGTGAGGAACATTCCGACAACAAGGAGAAGGTCGAGCGGTTCCATGTCGGCACGCTTCTTCTTCATGCGCAAGTTGATGTCATCATAATAGGCGCTGAAGTTGTCGGTAGAGAAGTTGGTGTGGAACATGCCGTTGTAGTCGTCCATGATAGCCTGCAGCTCGTCTGCCGTCACCCTGTCGTTGGCGAAGCCCTGGTTCATGCCAGTCTGCTCGTCATCCTGGCTGTCATTGGCCGCGTAGGTAAACACTGCACCGATGCGTATCTTCGGATTGAGCTCCTTGAATATCTTGTAGTAGCGAAGCAGCATAGGGACAGACTGTATGGCAAACAGAGCGTTGAAATCCCCATCGTAGGTTGATTTGTTGAAGTTGTTGAGGATAAACTGTGCTATCTCCCTCATGCGCTTCTCTTCCATCACATCCACATCACCATTCTCCTTGTAGTATTCCACCAAGAAGCCCAGCACGTTCTCATCGGCTATGGCATCCTTGATGAGATAGCGGTGGAGACAGGTGTCAAACACCTCGGCTGTGGTATGTTCGCCTCTGGCATTCTCAGAGAATATAGGTGTGCCGGTAAAGCCAAATATCTGTAGGTTCTTGAAGAAATTCACGATGTTCTTGTGACACTCGCCAAAATGGCTGCGATGACATTCATCGAAAATCATCACAACCTTTTGGTCTTTTACCTCTTGCAGATGCTTGTTGTAGTAGTTTCGGGTGACGGCACAATTCAACTTCTGTATGGTGGTGATGATGATTTTGGAATTGCCGCTGAGTCTTTTTATCAGCTCGTAGGTGTTGTCCGTACCATCTACTGCGCCTGGTTCAAAGGCCTCGTATTCCGACTGCGTCTGCGTGTCGAGGTCGTGACGGTCAACCACAAACATCACCTTGTCTATACCATCAATCTCACTCACCAACTGTGCAGCCTTGAACGAGGTGAGGGTCTTGCCTGCACCTGTAGTATGCCAAATATACCCGTTCTTGTTGGAGTTCTGTACCTTGTCGAGTATGCGCTCCACGGCATAATACTGGTAAGGGCGCAACACCATCAGGCATTTGTCACCCTCATGCAGCACGATATATTTGCTGAGCATCTTGCCTAATGTGCATTTGTCGAAGAAGAACTGCGCAAACATAGAGAGGTCATTGAACGGAACATTCTCTGCATCCGTCCAATTGAAGGTGAACTTATATCCGCTGTTGGGATTGTTGGCGAAATAGCGTGTATTGACACCATTGGAGATAACGAACAACTGGATATAGTCGAACAAGCCGTGAAACGATGTCTTGTGATAGCGTTGAATCTGGTTGTAGGCCTGTTTCAGTTCCACGCCACGTTTCTTCAACTCTATCTGCACAAGTGGCAAGCCATTAACAAGGATGGTCACATCATAACGGCACTTCTTCCTGCCTTCGACGGTTATCTGATTGGAGACCTGAAACTCATTCTGACACCATTGGTGACGGTTCAGAAACTCTACCCAAATGCGCTTGCCGTCTGCAGTGTCCAATGGGTAAAGGTCACGAAGTTTCTTGGCTTTCTCGAAACGAGTGCCACCTTCAAGGTAGATGAGTATCTTGTCAAACTCCTCTGCCGTGAACTCCGTCCGTCCATGTTCAGCCAACTGCTTATGGTTGTGCCTCTCCAGTTGGCGTTTGAAATTGGATTGCAGATTTTCCTCCTCAGCAATTTGGACATATTCATAGTCCATCTGCTTTAAGGTTTCTATCAACCCTGTTTCCAATGCTGCTTCACTTTGTGCCGTCATAGTTTCAACGCTATTTTATTCAATATCATCAAGACGCTTGAATATCTCAATTCCCAATGTGCTTTCTATCTTGCACAATGTTTCCAACGACATATTCTTTTGACCTTTCAACACTTTTGAGACATATTGCTGCGTGCAATTCATCTTCTCTGCAAGCATCTGTTGCGTCATTCCAAGTTCTGCCATCCTTTTCGACATGGCTAAAACTATTTGTCGGGAGTATTTCTCCCAATCTTTGACTTCCTGCTCCATATTCACTCGTTGTTCATTTACGCTTGT